AGTTTAGGATCCACAAGAAAGGTGTGATACATATAGGTGTCACACCTTTTTTTTATTATTGAAATGGGCTTATCATGGAAATTCAAGTTAAGATTGAAGAATTAAAAAAGAATAAGTTGTTTGTGGCAACACCAATGTATGGCGGTATGGCACATGGTCTATATGTTAAATCTTGTTTAGACCTTCAAACAACAATGTCAAGATATGGGATTGAAACAAAGTTTTCATTCTTATTCAACGAATCACTAATCACACGAGCAAGAAATTACCTAGTAGATGAATTCTTACGCTCAGGTTTTACACATCTACTATTCATTGATTCAGATATTCATTATTCACCACAAGACATCATCGCTTTAATGGCATTAGATAAAGATGTTATTGGTGGTCCTTACCCTAAAAAATCTATCAATTGGTCCAATGTAGCACAAGCTGCAAGAAACCATCCTGATATGGAACCAAAAGAATTAGAAACATTGGTTGGTGAGTATGTGTTTAATGTTGTAAAAGGTACATCGCAATTTCAAGTGACTGACCCGTTAGAAGTATTAGAAATTGGTACTGGTCATATGATGATTAAACGCCATGTATTTGATAAGATGAAAGAAGCTTATCCATTAATTCAATATAAACCAGACCATGTTGGTCAAGCTAACTTTGATGGTAGTCGTTATATCCATGCCTACTTTGATACTGTGATTGATACGAAAGATTCAATTACTGGTGGTGGTTCAGAACGATACCTATCAGAAGATTATATGTTTTGCCAAATGTGGCGTAAGATTGGTGGTCAAATCTTCTTATGTCCATGGATGAAAACACAACACATTGGCACTTATGCCTTTACCGGAGATATGCCAAAGGTTGCACAATATACAGGTAAGTTATAATGCTTATCGGTGTAGTAGGTTTTATTGGTTCAGGTAAAGGCACCGTTGGTGATTTACTAGAACAAAAAGGTTTTGTCAAAGACAGTTTTGCGAAACCATTGAAAGATGCTTGTGCAGCTATGTTTGGTTGGCCTCGTGATTTACTTGAAGGTGATACCGAGGCATCCAGACAATGGCGGGAACAACCTGATGAATTTTGGAGTGAGAAGATGGGTAAGAAGTTTTCTCCTAGATTGGCACTTCAATTATTAGGAACCGAAGCAGGTCGTAATGTCTTTCATAAAGATATTTGGGTCAATTCATTATTGAAACGAGCAGGTGATAGTAATGTTGTTATCACAGATGTTCGCTTCAAGAATGAGCTTAAGTTTATTCATAAGAATAAAGGCATCATTGTTCGTGTTAAACGAGGGCCTGAACCAGATTGGTATCAAGATGCTATTACATTCAATAAAGGTGACCGATATATTGGATGGGCATTAGCAAAAGAAAGGTTAAAACGAAAGGGTATTCACCAATCAGAAACAGATTGGGTGGGTTCAAAGTTTGATTATGTAATAGAGAACGAAGGCACTTTAGAAGAACTCGGTAATAAAGTAGATGACCTATTGCAATTTATTAAAATATGATGTATAATGATTTTGTTATTATTAGAAAAGGTGAAATTATATGAAATTATCCAACGAAACATTTGCTTTACTCAAGAATTTTGGTGCTATTAATCCTGGCATCCACTTTAGAAAAGGTAAAACTCTCAAAACAGTTTCTTCACATAAGAATATTCTAGCACAAGTAGATATTAGTGAAGAAATTCCTGCCGACTTTGGCGTGTATGACTTAAACAACTTCTTATCTGTGGTATCTCTACACAAAGATGACCCATCATTTGAATTTAGTGATAAACATGTGGTGATTGTTGGTAATGGAGGCCGTAGTAAAATCAAATATCGTTTCTGTGAACCAACGATGCTTGTTACACCACCAGAAAAAGGTATTACATTACCTGAATGTGAAATCTCATTAGAATTATCTGAATCAGATTTTGATTGGATTATGAAGGCAGCTGCAGTATTGACCTCACCACAAATCGCAATTGAATCAGACGGTTCAACCGTAAACATCATTACTTTAGATTCACAAAACGATGCAGCTCATACCGATGCTCTTGAAATTGGTAAAGGTAATGGTAATAAGTATCGTATGATATTTAAGACAGAGAACCTAACTAAACTATTAAATGGTAGTTATGATGTTAAGATTACTTCTCAAGGTATCTCGCACTTCAAACATAAAAACATTCCATTACAATATTGGATTTCAACTGAACAAGGTTCTAAATTTGAGAAAGGCAATTAATCATGGCAGTTAAGATATTTCAAAATGCCTTTGGTGGTAATGCCTCAAACTCTATTGCAATTAACCCAGCTCATGTCATGTCAGTATTTGAATCAATGAGTATTAATCCAGATACTGGTGATGAAGAACGAATGACAAACATTTTTAGTGTTTCAGGTAACACCTGGCAAGTTAAAGATTCATATCTTGATGTGATTGCCAAATTGAATGAAGAATAATTTTATATTTTATATTATGAGGTGTGTGAATGGAACATTTATTATGGACGGAGAAGTATCGTCCTAAAAAGATAGAAGATTGCATATTACCTGAACGGTTAAAGAAACCGTTTCAGGAGTATGTCAATCAAGGTAATATCCCTAATCTTCTACTTGCTGGTGGTGCAGGCGTTGGTAAGACAACTGTAGCTAAGGCGATGTGTGAAGAAATTGGTTGTGATTATATGGTCATTAATGGTTCAGACGAATCAGGTATTGATACATTCAGAACCAAAATCAAAAACTATGCTTCATCTATGTCACTATCTGGTGGCCGTAAAGTTATCATTATAGACGAAGCAGATTATCTCAACCCAAACTCAACTCAACCAGCTCTTCGTAATGCAATTGAAGAATTTGCGGTCAATTGTAGTTTCATCTTTACTTGTAATTACAAAACAAGAATCATTGAACCGCTTCATTCAAGGTGTGCTGTTGTTGATTTTGGTCTAAAGAACGATGAGAAGGCTTCCATGGCATCTCAATTCTTCAAAAGACTTCAAAGTGTATTACAATCTGAAAAGGTTGAATATGATGATAAAGTAATTGCAGAATTGGTCAAGAAACACTTTCCAGATTTTCGTAGAGTATTAAATGAGTTACAAAGATATTCTCAATTTGGTAAGATTGATACAGGTATCCTTGCACAAATAGGTAACATTCAATTACAAGAAATTGTAAAGCATATTAAAGCTAAAGACTTTGGTGCGATTCGTAAATGGGTTGCAACAAGTGATTTAGATGCTAATAGTGTGTTTCGCCAAATCTATGATTCATTATATGACTTTATGAAACCACATTCTATACCACAAGCTGTTTTAATTATCGCAGACTATCAATACAAGAACGCATTTGTAGCTGATACCGAAATCAATTTGGTCGCCTGTTTAACTGAATTGATGGCTAACTGTGAGTATAATTGATTGCGATTTGAAGACGAAGATCCAGCTAGGAGAAACAACCTACCATATCCAATGGATGTTGGTTCTCCAAAGTTTGAATTAGTTCCAGTCAAATCTCAAAAAGACCACATGCTCAATATCGCAAGGTTGAGCGCCCAACAAGAGTATGATAGAATTATGGAATTGGTCAATGTATTAAGGAAGCAAGCTGACCAAATCAAAAAAAGATTAGATTTAACTGATATGATTTATGATGCTCATTATGAGTTTCAAGTAGTTTATGGGCAAACATATTGGTTAATCTATCACAAAAGAACACAAAGAAATATATTAAGTATTAATGGTCCTAAAGATTGGAGTTCTGGACCACCATTTGATTATGAATACATATGTGCTGTTAAGTCACTAGGTGACCACACATGGATAGAAGTTGAAAGTGAGAATGTATGAGTCCGTTTGATTATGTAAATGCTATATTACAGAATAAAAAGAAGCTAATTATTGATGAGTTGACAGAGAAGTCTTATGCGCCATTCTTGGTCAACCGAAGTCTATCTTACCATAAAGATTGTATATTCTATGCAAATGAAATGAATCGTTATCATCAGATTGATAAAAAGCTACAGAATGATTTTTTACTAAATATAGTCAGGTCACAAAAGAGACCATTTGCCAAGTGGGTTAAAGCTGAGAAAAGTGAAGATTTAGAATGTATAAAGCAAATCTTTGGTTTCTCTGAATCAAAGGCTCGTGAAGCCGTCCGCTTACTTAGCAAAGAACAAATCCAAAAATTAAAAGAAGAAACCGACATCGGTGGATTGAGGAAGTAAAATGGTTGATTTGAGTAAGTTCGTTGAAGTAGTCTTCAATGAACCAGATGATTTTCTTAAAGTTCGTGAAACACTAACACGAATTGGAGTATCATCTCGTAAAGAAAAAGTTCTTTACCAGTCTTGTCATATTCTACATAAACAAGGACATTATTACATTGTCCATTTCAAAGAATTGTTTGCCCTAGATGGTAAGCCATCCAATATTTCAGAGAATGACATTCAAAGACGAAATGCTATTGCTAAACTATTGGAAGAATGGGGTCTAATTAAGATATTAAACCCTAAACTGTTGGAAGATAATATTGCACCACTTCATCAAATAAAGATTATCGCTTTCAAAGAAAAAGATGAGTGGGATTTAATTGCAAAATATAATATAGGTAAAAAACCACAAGAATATTAGTCGTCAAAGACTAAATATAACCGTGATGCCTTCGGGGTCACATTTTGAAAACTTGCTTATTTTAAGGAGAAAGCTATGACATTAAGTCGTTTAACACCATTATATCATACAACACTAGGTTTTGAAAACTTCTTTGACGAAGTTGAGAAACTATTAAATTCAGACTTTAAGACCACCACAACCACATTTCCACCACACAATATTCTAAAGCTAGACGATAACCGTTATGTTGTAGAATTAGCTGTGGCAGGCTTCAGTAAAGAAGATATTGATGTTTCTGTAAATGATGGTGAATTGGTCATTAAAGGTAACAAAGAAGACAAAGCCGAAGCAGGCGAATACCTACATAGAGGTATAGGTCTTCGCTCTTTCACCAAGACTTTGCGTATCGCTGATACAGTAGAAGTTAGAGGTGCAGAGTATAAAGATGGTATTCTAAAAATTGGTTTAGAGAATATCATTCCTGACCATAAGAAGCCTCGTAAGATTGAAATTGGTAAAGAATTAAATTTCTATAAACCAGAACTTCTTAACGAACAGGCAGCAGCAGTATAAAGGATGGAGGCTTCGGCCTCCACCTTATTTTTAATAATGAATGGAGTATATTATGTTTGGTTCTGATAAGAACTTTAAGATGCCAAAAACTGTCAAAAGGTTGATGACAAGTTTTGGTGGTAGAACAAGAATTGAATTTAAGCATGCGATGATTAAAGCTATTGTGACCGCAGTAAAAGCACCACCACCTAGACGAGACCGAAACCAAAGAGAAGATAAGGACCAGTAAAATGGATTTGAAACAAAAACTAAGCGCAAACTTTTCATTAAATGAATTGACAAAGAGTGAAACCGCTATTCGCAATGGTTTAGATAATACTCCAACACAAGAAGTTGTGGACAATTTAAGAACATTATGTGAGAATGTTTTACAACCAGTCCGTGAAGGATATGGTGTTGCAGTTAAGGTTAATTCTGGTTATAGAGCACCAGAAGTTAATGCAGCTGTGGGTGGTTCAAGAACATCTGACCATTGTAAAGGTCAGGCAGCAGATATTGAAATTCCAGGTGTACCTAATGCTGAATTAGCAGAATGGATTAAAGATAATTTAGATTTCACACAGCTAATCCTTGAATTCTACACACCAGGCATTCCAGATTCTGGTTGGGTTCATGTATCTTATGATGCTAATAACCTTAAAAAGCAGGCACTTACCGCAGTTAAAGAGAACGGCAAAACAGTTTATAAGCCAGGACTTATTGCCTAATTTGAACAGATAAACAGTAGTAGTAGTTAATGGTTTTCAGTAGTGACTTTTAGCTGAAAGTGTTATAAAATATGGATGTTAGTGTAAAAAACTAACGATAAAACTCAAGTTAGACCTTTGCGTTTATATTGCATCTCTAACGATTTGGATTATAAACTAAAAATTTATCAATCTAAGGAGAAATAACATGTGGACAACACCATCAGCTCAAGAAATGCGTTTTGGCTTTGAAGTGACCATGTATGTAATGAACAAGTAATATTGTTCTTACAACGCAAAACCCCACTTCGGTGGGGTTTTTTATTTTGGAGTTTTATAATGAATAGAATTACAGGATTCACAGCATCAACTTTTGATTTGCTTCATGCGGGTCATATTCTAATGTTAGCGGAAGCTAAATCTCAATGTGATTATCTTATTTGTGGTTTGCAAACTAACCCAGCTATTGATAGACCACAAACCAAAAACAAACCAGTTCAATCAATCGTTGAAAGATATGTTCAGTTATCAGCTGTAAAATATGTTGATGAAATTATTGTATATGAAACTGAAAGAGACCTTGAAGACTTACTCATGTTTCTACCACTCAATAAAAGATTCATCGGTGAAGAATATCACGGTAAAGATTTCACCGGTAAGCAAATTTGTGTTGACCGTAACATAGATATAATATACAATTCAAGGACACATCGTTTTAGTTCTACTGAGCTTCGTCAAAGAACCTATCAATACGAATTAGATAAGAAAGCATAATGGCATTCCTAGTCCACAATTTACCACCAATTCAATGCTATGTAAAGAAAGAGTTTCTCTATGACTTTGAAAAAGGCCATGGCGAATACGAACCATGTATTTGGATTTCAATGAAGTGTATTAAGAACCAAGCATTTCGTATTGAAGCACTATTGCCCAACTATGGCGCCATTTATGATAAACTTCCTTTACATGCTTTTGTATCAAGGCAAACAGACCTTAAAAATGCAACATTACCTTTGGATTACTTGCAAATTTGGGACTGTTTGAGTTATAATTTTACTGTCATTGAAAAAGATAATTTGCGTATGTTGAAATGTAAATTCTTGGACAAAGACAGAAAATGGCATTATGGTGAATACATGTTCACCGTAGATTTTTGCCAAAATGACCCTGGTTATTTGAATACAGGATTTTCAGAAACAGTAGAAGAACATAAGAGCTATAATTTTATTAAGTTGGATAATGGACAGTTTGCTGCTCAACCAAATAATAAAACATTATTCTATGATGCTTCTTTAACAGTACCTGAATTCAAAATACCAGATTTTAAGATAGCGTCAAAGTTGTATTCGGTAGAAAAAAACGCTAAACATTCTGCCAGAAACAACAATGATTTTTTCTATGAATTTAAGGAAAGAAAAGAATGAATACTCGTGAAGTAGCAAAGAAGTTGGCCATTGAACACAAAATGCCTCGTGCAGACCGTTATGACTTATTCTTCCGTGAATATGATAACATGGTTGAAGTTGTTGGATGGGTTCAAGACCCAACTTATGATATGAATGAATTTAGGGGCCGTGAGATGTTATACCCAAAAAGATGGGTTACTATCGGCGTTTTACCAGCAAGTTTAACAATTGGATTATAATATGAAATTAAAATTAATTACACTCAAAACAACACAAACACTTATTGGTGAAGTTGATTGTAACGATAAGAATGAGGTTATTATCAAGCAACCTGTTCAAGTAATCGTTCAACCAACAAAAGAAGGGCCTGTAATGGGCTTTGCACCATTTTTAGAGTTTGCCTCTGAATTCAAATCAGGCATTAAAATTTCAATGGACAATGTTTTATGTATTACTGAACCTGTCCGTGAATTAGAGAACCAATACAATAAAGTATTTGGTGCAGGTATTGAAATTGCCTCAGTTATTCCAAAAGTGTGATATACTCCTTGAATGTCAAATTATTACACAAGTGCCATAACTTTTGGCAATCACATTCTTTATCGTGGAATATCCAACGGTCAACAAGTCAAGCGTAAAGTAGCTTATAAACCCACTCTGTATTTGCCATCTAAAAAGGCGACAGAGTGGAAAACGCTTCATGGCGAATATGTTGACCCAATGAAGTTTGAAAGTATTCGTGAAGCTCGTGACTTCGTAAAGAGATATGCTGAAGTAGATAACTTCAAGATATATGGTAACACCATGTATCAGTATGCTCTTATCTCTGAACAGCATCCTGAAGAAATCATTGATTGGAAATACGAACATCTTTGTATTGCCAATGTTGATATTGAGGTTGGTTCTGAAAACGGATTCCCCGAACCTAAAACAGCATCTGAACCACTCACAGCTATTACCGTTAAATTCTCTAATGACCCAATGTATTATACATTTGGTTGTGGTGTTTATGAAAAACACCGTGATGATGTTCAATATATTTTCTGTAAAGATGAATACACTCTTATCAAAGAGTTCTTAATTATCTGGCAACAGAAATCTCCTCATGCGATGACCGGTTGGAACATTTATGGTTTTGATATTCCATATTTGGTTAATCGTATCAGTAGAATATCTGGTGAAGATGAAGCTAAAAAGTTATCTCCATGGGGTGTAGTGAATGCTCGTGAAGATACATTATATGGCCGTTCATTTCAAATCTATGAGCTTCTAGGTTGCGTAACACTAGACTATATGAGGTTGTTCCGTAAGTTTGCACCTAATCGTTCACAAGAATCCTATCGCCTAGACCATATTGCACAAGTTGAAGGTGTGGGTCAAAAGATTGCATATACTGAATATGATAATCTCCATGACTTATATAAAAAGAATTATCAAAAGTTTATTGAGTATAACATACGAGATGTTGAGCTTGTTGAGAAGTTAAACGCAAAAGGTCGCCTCATTGAAATGGCACTTACGATTGCTTATGATGCTAAAGTAAATTATGATGACATCTTCGCTCAAGTTCGTATGTGGGATACAATTGCACATAATTATCTCTATCATAAAAAGATTGTAGTTCCGCCAAAGTTTGTATCTAAAAAGAATCAGGCTTATGAAGGCGCATATGTCAAAGACCCACAAATTGGTTTATTCAAATGGGTAGCATCGTTTGACCTTAACTCACTTTATCCACATTTAATGATGCAATACAATATTGCACCTGATGCTATTGTTGAACCAAAAGATTACACACCAAGAATGAGAGATATTCTTTCACAAGGTGTTAATGTTGAAAAACTATTACACCAAAAAATTGATTTGAGTAATTTAGAAGGTGTAACAATTACACCTAATGGTCAGTTCTTCAAAACAAACAAACAAGGTTTCTTACCAGAGATTTTGGAAAAGATGTATAATGACCGAACAAAATATAAAAATGCTATGTTGGATGCCAAGAAGAAGTATGAAGTGGCTACATCACCAGAAGCCAAAAAAGAATATGGTGCATTAATATCTCGTTATGCAAACCTACAACTCACTAAAAAAGAATGTTTGAATTCAGCATATGGCGCTTTGGGTTCTGAATACTTCCGATTCTTTGACATACGCCAAGCTGAAGGCATTACCATGGCTGGTCAATTAAGTATTCAATGGATTGAAAGAAAACTAAATGAGTATCTTAATAAATTATTAAAGACAGATAACAAAGATTTTGTAATTGCGATTGATACTGATTCGGTTTATTTGAACCTTGAACCTCTGGTCAATTCAGTATTCAAAGACACTTCTGATACAAGCAAAGTGATTGCCTTCTTGGACAAAATATGTGAAGATAAATTTCAACCATATATTGACAAATCATACGAAGAATTGGCAGATTATGTCCATGCTTATGGCCAAAAGATGAAGATGAAGCGTGAAAACTTGGCTGATAAAGCTATTTGGACTGCCAAGAAACGATACATTATGAATGTATATAATTCAGAAGGCGTTCAATATACCGAACCACAAATTAAGATTACAGGCCTTGAAGCGATTAAATCATCCACACCTACAGCTTGTCGTGATAAAATTAAAGAAGCGTTATATATTATTATGACAGGTAATGAAAATCAATTACATACAATGATTGAAAACTTCCGTGATGAATTCAAAAAGATGCCTGTGGAAGATATTGCTTTTCCTAGGTCTATGAATGGTCTCCATGAATATAGAGATAACAAACATATTTGGGCTAAAGGCACTCCAATCCATGTTCGTGGTGCCCTAGTATATAATTACATGCTTGACCAAATGAATATTTCAAAACAATACCAAAAGATTCAAGATGGTGAAAAGATTAAGTTTATCTACCTTCGTGAACCAAATATCTTTAAGACTGATATTATTTCTTTTGCAAGTAAAATGCCTAATGAATTCCGTGTAGAAGAATTTATTGATTATGAAACACAATTTCAAAAGTCTTTTATTGACCCACTACAAATTATCCTAGATTGTATTGGTTGGAGAGCTGAAAGAGTAAATTCGTTGGAGAGTTTCTTTGGCTGATATACGAATTATTAAAACAGGTATTAATGTTTCTAAAATTAAAAAGCAACTTGAAGAATTTGCTGATGATTGGAATGGACAAAAGAGTTTGGTGAACACAAGTCAATTAGACCCACACGAATATACCATTACAGCTGGAGTATTACAATTGGTTATGGGTGCAGTTAATCACCCAAGTGAATTCGCTTATAATACCGAATTGTGTGTGCAAACACCAGCATATGACCATCATACCGAAGTGATTCGTTTTCTTAAAAGACATTTTCATAAATTTAGCCGATGTGGTTTTCTATCATTACCTGTTGGCGAAATAGTAGGCACACATATTGACCAAGGCACATATTACTTAACCAAGGATAGATACCATCTTTCCATACAAGGCCGATATAAGTACCATTGTGGTGATGACGAAGTGATTGTAGAACCAGGCACACTTCTTTGGTTTGATAATAAAAAGCCACATGGTACCGTGAATGTTGGTGATGAAACAAGAATCACTTTTGTATTTGATGTGCCTCATCACAAAAGTAATCCATAACGGTAAATATTAATAAAACACTTGACATACACACTAGATATACTGTATAATACGATATAAACATTTGAGGAGTTTGCATGAGCATACTAGATAAATTAAAAAAGAATTCTACTATTAAAGAGAGTTCTATCCTTTCCAAATCAAAGTTCTTCACCGAAAAAGATATGATTACTACCGATGTGCCAATGGTGAATGTGGCATTATCAGGTCGCCTTGATGGCGGTTTAACACCAGGCCTTACAATGTGGGCAGGCCCATCAAAACACTTTAAGACAGCATTCAGTTTGCTTATGGCAAAATCTTACATGGACAAATATCCTGATTCGGTATTGTTATTCTACGATTCAGAATTTGGTACACCAGTGAAATACTTTGAAACATTCCAAATTGACATGGAACGAGTTTTACATACACCATTAACTGACATTGAACAATTGAAGTTTGATATTATGCAACAGCTTCAAGAAGTAAATCGTGGTGATAAATTGATTATTATTTTAGATTCAATTGGCAATTTGGCATCTAAAAAAGAAGTTGAAGATGCTCTTGAAGGCAAATCTGTGGCAGATATGTCAAGAGCGAAACAAGTTAAGTCCTTGTTCCGTATGGTAACACCACACCTAAACCTTAAAGATATTCCAATGGTTGTAGTGAATCACACTTACAAAGAAATTGGTATGTTCCCTAAAGACATCGTTGGTGGCGGTACAGGTTCTTATTATTCGGCTGATAACATTTATATCCTTGGCCGTCAACAAGAAAAAGATGGTACCGAGATTGTAGGTTATAACTTTATTATTAATGTTGAGAAATCAAGGTATACTAAAGAAAAGGCGAAGATACCAATTGCTGTTTCCTTTGAAGGCGGTATTCAGAAATATTCTGGCCTTGTTGATATTGCAATTGAAGGTAACTTTATTTCTAAACCAAGTCCTGGTTGGTATGCAAAGATTGACCGTAAGACTGGAGAGATTGGTGACCGTGTTCGTTTTGACCAAACACAAACAGACGAATTCTGGAAAGACCTACTCAATGATAATGACTTTAAGGAATATGTGAAGAAAAAATATGAAATCGCTTATAGTAACATTATGG